GGCAATCAAGGGCGCAGCCGCTGGGATGCGCTCAACGCGGTTACGGAGCACGTGACGCACCACCGCGTGCATCGCCACACGGACTTGACTGCTCCGGAAATCAATCGGTTTGAGTCAGTCTTGAGCCGCAACGATACGCTCCGCACGCGGGCGTATGAACTCTTGCTCAACTAAGCTTTTCAACTTTCATTGCGCGGCCAAGCGTGTAAGTGCTAGGCCCATCGCTAGCCGCGCAATGAATAGTTGAATCAAAATAATATGAATCCAAAAGGAAGAATCGGAGACGAAGCTTATCCGCTATCTATGGCTTGCAACAAGACTTCAAAGATGGCCGGCGGCGACGTCCCTTGTCCGGGAATTGCCGTTCGCTTTAAGCAGCCAGTAATGGTAACAAGCAACGATAAGGGACCTTGGTATGGATGCCCGCTGTGTCGTTGCGTCGCTCAATACGAAGACTTCGTGCTCCACGCGAAAGTAGTGGAAGAACAGAAAGCGGCTCGGCTCGCTTGTTGATTTGATTTTGCGGGGCCCGTATCGGGTTTGTTTGGCGCTTTTTGTCAGGCGCCAGATTTGTTCTCCTGATACGCGGCCCCGCTCTTTTGCTTTGAAACCGCTATATTGACGCTCGCTGGCGAGTCCAAACGGTCCTAGAGCGTATTGCACGCGAAAGAAAGACCAATTCGGCCCCGTATATGAGAGAAGAAAAAGAGCAAGTTTTGACTTGTCTCGTTCGAGCGAGATAATAGACTGACGAAAGAGTTGCAAAGGCCGTAAGAAGCCTAAGAGAGCGCAGTTGAAATTTAGATTTTAAGCCGTCGTTTAGGGAGAAAGGCGCAACTCGTAGTTGAGGAAAGGGCTCCGCCAATTCTTACCTCCCGGAACGGCGGCTTTTCTTTTTGAAAAAGTATGCAGTATGAAATAACCGAAACCAGTCCGCTTGAATTGCTCGACCGACCAATTGCGTTTCATCGAATCTTCGTAGAATGGACTGGAAGTGTAAACGCTGCGCTTATGCTCTCGCAACTCGTCTACTGGACTAAGCGAACAAAAGACTCCGAAGGTTGGATTTACAAATCGGCTATAGAGTGGGAAGAAGAGACTGGGCTATCTACGAGAGAGCAAGCTACTGCTCGGAAAGTATTGAGACTATCTGGTTTAGTTGAAGAGAAACTAAAAGGACTTCCAGCAATCCTCCATTTTAGAATCTGTAAAACTAGTTTCGACAAAAGCGCAAAACTAGTATCGACAAAAGCGCAAAACAAATCGTCTCTACTACGTAGAGACTCTTACAAAGAATACAAACATACGCCGCGAGGCGGCGGTTGTATTTTTCCGGAGGAAGGTGAGAGTCTGCAAACCAAGAAAAGCGTCGCGGCAAAAATAGTAGAAGAGTATGCCAATTGGAATATAAAGAATCGACTGCATGCGGGCAAACAAGGCTCGACTCGTTCCGGCTGGTCAGAAAAGACAATAACTCAATGGATTGTTCGGTGCAGGCTTTTGCTCAAGCAACTAGATGGCGACAAGCAACAAGTTCGGAAAGTCTTGCGTTGGTATTTCGAGCATTGGAAAGAAGAGTATTCCAAGCGGTGCAATACATTTAGTTCTTTTTGCGACAAGTTTGTGGAGATAGAGATGCAAATGAAGAAGGGGTCTTCCGAGCAAATAGATTACAAAGTTCCAGAATACGACTCTGTTGTGGACGGGAAAGAGATAAAAGATTTTGATGTTAATAATCCGAAGACGTGGAGATGAAAGTCCAGAAATACCAGAGCGACGAAGAACGGTCCATCTTGACTGCGCTAATCGTCAACTCCCGAGTATTGGGCAAAGTAGTTTCTGGGCTCAAGCAGGAAGCCAAGCCGTTTCGGTCGAAGTGGTCTAATCAAATCTACGTTTGGTGCCGGGACTTCTACAACGAGTATGGAAAAGCGCCCCGAGAAAATATCCGACTTCTGTTTAGCGGCTTTGCGGATAAGCACGGAGACTCTCCGGAAGTGGATTTGATTGAAAAATATTTGGGCTCTCTGAGCGACGATTACAAAGCTTTGGCGAAGGAGCTCAACGCGGATTACTTAGTTGATTCTGCGTCCCGCTATTTCTCGGAGATTCGGTATACTCGCTTGAAAGACTCTCTGGAGGAAAGTTTGTTGCGGAAAGATTTGGATACGGTCAAAGAGAAGATGGCGCAATTCAACCCCGTATCGTTTGACGCCCGCGCTGGAGTTTCCGTCTTTACTGACTTTGAAGCGTGGAGAGAAGCGCTGGTGATAAATGAAGACCAGTCTCTGGTTCTTTACCCTGGGGATATCGGGGAATTCTTCGGCCAGCATCTCTGCCGGGATGGGTTTATCGCTTTCCTCGCGCCGGAGAAGCGCGGCAAATCTTTTTGGTTGATTGACGTGGCGTGGAGAGCCGCAGCGAAGTCCAAGCGCCGGACGATGTTCTTTTCGGTAGGGGATATGTCCAAGAACCAAATGATGCGGCGGTTTATTGCTCGCGCTGCGCGCCGGCCGCTGGAAGCTGGCGACGTATCGCGCCCCGTTAAAATCAAACTCGGACCTGATGGGAAACCAAAAGTGAAGTTTCGGTTTTCTAGTTACGATTCTCGACTGAAAGAAAGCGAAGCTCGTCTAGCTCAAGAGACAATTCTGAAATTGACTGCATCAACTTCTTCTTTACTGGAGTTGGAGTGCTCTTCGAATTCGACCACGACCGTCGCGGATATCCGCGTTAGTATGGATGCGAAAATCCACGAGGGTTGGTATCCGGACGTCGTGGTGGTTGACTACGCGGATATCTTAGCGCCGGAAGCTGGATTGAAGGGGCAAGACTTCCGGCACCAGACAAACGAGACGTGGAAAGCTTTGCGTCGCTTGTCGCAAGATTACCACTGCTTGGTTCTGACGGCTACTCAATCGGACGCGGCGTCATACGACGGCGTCCTTTTGCGCCGGAGCAATTTCAGCGAAGACAAGCGCAAGCTTTCTCACGTTACTGGAATGGTGGGGTTGAATCAAACGGAGAAGGAAAAGCAGCTGGGGATATTTCGCTTGAACTGGATTCTCCTTCGCGAAGGAGTTTATTACGAGACGAAGTGCGTCACTGTCGCCGGCTCTCTGGCGCTCGTCAACCCCGCAATGATTTCCACGTGGTAAATTTCCCCTAAAGTATTTCCACAAGCGGTCGATAGATTGGCTAGTGGAAAAGATTCCCAAAAATAAATGGGGAATCTTTCCGCTCTAAGGAGATAATAAAAACAATCGAGGCCATAACGGCTTCAAAACAAAAGAAGGAAAACAGTATGAAAATCAAGAGAAATGACGCGGTTGCTATGTTGGTCGATTTGGGCTTTCCGAGCGCCGCCGATTGGGACGACGCCAAGCTGCTCAAGAAAATCCAGCTGGTGCCGACGAAGGTCAGCGAGAGCGACGTGAAAGCGCAATTCGTCCCCCTGTTGAACGAGTTGATTGCGGCCGACGGCGATATCCAGCTGGCGGACGAAGCTCCGGCCGAAGAGGAAGAAGTTGACGAAGTGATTGATGTCGACTCGATGGACAAGGCGGCTATTCGCGCTTTCATCGAAGAGCGCAAGCTGGACATCAAGATTCGGGCGAAAGATTCCATTGCTAGCGTCAAAGAGAAGTTGAAGAAGCTTCTGGCGAAGACTCCGGCGCGGAAAGTCAAAAAGAGCAAGCCGGCCAAGGCAAAGAAAGCTGGCGGCAAGTCGACGGTCGAGAAAGACAAATACGGCTGCCGGCTCGGGACGATTCGCGCCCAGACGAATACGGCCTTTTCCCGAGCGTGGAAAACCATCGCTCAGATTGAAGAAGAGTCTGGCGTCCCTCCCGGCAAAATCAACGGCAACTTGGCCGACCAGGTCAAGAGCGGTTTGCTGGAAGTCCGCAAAGAGAATGGCAAGAACGAGTATCGCTTGGCCAAAGCGGCCAAAGAGTAAAAGTAAAGACTCGCCAGTTCGGAAGAAAGCGTGCAATACTCTGCACGCTTTCTTCATTTGCTTTGAGATAATACGATTGAATGAAAATCAACCGAGAAGAGTTTCTGAATGTTTTGGAGCTGGTCAAGGCTGGCTTGTCTCCGCGAGAATTCCTCGAGCAATCGAGTTGCTTCGCTTTCCAGGACGGGATGGTGATGACTTTCAACGACGAAGTGGCTTGCCGGATGAAAGTCGGAATCAAAGTGACTGGCGCCGTGCAGGCGGCTTCGTTGCTGGCGATTTTGGGGAAGCTGACTGACCCCGAGTTGCTGGTGGAAGAAAACGAGAAAGGAGAGCTGGAGTTTCGCGGCAAGAAAAAGCGGTTCGGCGTGACGAAAGACGCGGAGATATTTCTCCCGATTGATAGGGTCGAGACTCCGAAGCATTGGCACCCGCTCGTCAAGGAGTTTACTGAAGCCGTGAGTCGAGTCCAGCATTGCGTCAGCACAGACGAGTCGCGCTTTCTTCTGACTTGTATCCACATTCATCCGGAGCATGTGGAAGCGTGCGACAACATGCAAATCATGCGGGTAAAAGTAAAGACCGGTATCAAGTCTTCGGTCTTGGTGCGCGGGACTTCGTTGCGCCATATCGTATCGCTCGGGATGGACGAAGTGGCGATGACTAAGTGCTGGATTCATTTCAAGAGTCAAGCGGGGCTAATCTTCTCCTGCCGTCGCTATACCGAAGACTACCCCGCGCTGGACAAAGTCATCGAGGTTGACGGCCACGATATCGTCATCCCGAAAGGGCTGATGGAAGCGACCGACCGGGCGGCTATCTTCGCCGCTGACAAGTCTGGAGACCCGCTGGTATCGGTATCGTTGACGACTGGAGTGATTCGCGTTCGGGGAGAAGGGCTGTCCGGCTGGTATAAGGAATCGAAGAAGGTCAACTACAAGGGACCAGCGCTGGACTTCTGCATCGCTCCGGACTTGCTCAAGTATATTTCCGAGAACTATGATGACGCGGTAATCGGAGAGACGAAATTGAAAGTGGTCGGCGGGCATTGGGAATACATCACGGTCTTGGGCAAGAAGCAGGAAGAGGAAGAAGAGCCGGAGAGGGGAGAAGAGAAAGACAATGACTGAAGCAATTCAAAAGGAAATGGTTCAGCTGGTCGGGCAGTTCGTAGACTTGGCGCTCAAGCCGGCTCGTAGCGGAGAGTTGATGGGCCGGGGTTTTCGTTGCGTCTACTGCGACGCTTTTGCTGCTATTTCGCCCGAGATTCGCCACAAAGTCGGTTGCGTCGTTGCTCACGGTCAAAGGCTTTTGCAGGTAGTCGCAAAAGACTAGGTTTCGTTCCTAGCGAATGACCCTAAGTTGCCGCTATGTTGACACTCAAATCAAATAAAAACCGGTCCTATCGTGCAATCCTGACGGAATAGGAGCGCTGGCCAGAGATACTATAGCGCAATGCGCGGGTTTTTCGAATCATCTAAAGTCCAGAAAGACAAGCCGGAATTCGGGTTTGTCCCGAAGTGTGGCGCTTGCGGACTCTACAAGACTTGCGAGAGTCCGAAGATTAAGCCGTATGGCCAGGGCGCAAAGAGAGTCTTGGTTGTCGGCGAAGCTCCGGGCGTGGAAGAAGACGAGCAAGGGCGTCCCTTCGTCGGTAAGTCTGGTTTGTTCCTTCGCTCTTCGTTGAAGCGAATCGGAGTGGACTTGGATAGAGACGCTTGGACGACTAACGCTTTGATTTGCCGCCCTCCGAAAAACGCCACGCCAGACGCCAAGCAAATCTCTTACTGCCGGCCGAACTTGCTCAACGCTATCCGGAAGTATGAGCCGCAAGTTGTCCTGACGCTCGGGCGCTCGGCGCTGGTCAGCGTGCTCGAGGGATACTGGAGAGATATCGGAGCGCTCGACCGTTGGACCGGCTGGCGGATGCCGGTTGAGCGCCACTGGATTTGCCCGACTTACCATCCGGCTTACCTGCTACGGATGAAAGACGCTTTGCTG